CTGCAAATAAACCAACAAAAAACAACTACATATGGGTAAGATAGGAAAAATCTCTACTATTAAGAAAGAGTACAACAACTCACAATTGCAGACAATGCAAGGTGGACTGGCTATGAAAGGTTATACAAGAATCCCTGGTACAGGTGTATTTAAGTATCCTTATAAAGAACTTGATGGACAGTATAGAACAGGCTTAGATCCTAAAGCTAGTTATATCAAAAGAATCCAAGATCCTTTAGAAAAGGAATTAGAAACTGAAAGAGTAACAGAGTTAAGGGACAAACTTGAAGCAGCATTAAATGCTGACTTAGGTCCTCGTTCTACATTCTGGAATTATGGCTTATCAACATCAGTTGATGATTCATTGCACGTTCAACCAGTTAAGTTGTTAGATGGTGATAACTATTTTGACTTTACATTGCCATTGCAAGAATTAGCATTCTCATGGTTGAGAGTTCATCCAACAATTGCTTCTAGCTACCAAGCTTGGGAGCGTGGTGAATTCCCTGCTGATATTCAGTACTACGTTGCTGATGATGATATTGAGAACAAGGTGATGTTTAAGAAGAAACAACTTATTAATAAAGCAATTGTTAAGTTTGATAGTATGACTCCTGAGAAGAAGAAGAAAGTGGCTCGTCTACTTGGTCTTCCAGTATCAGATGATTCCAAAGAAGAATCAGTTTACAATCAGGTGGATAACATATTGAAACAAACTGAATTCAAGAATGGCAAATATCAAGGTTTGAATCCAATTGAGGTATTCAACAGATTTGCAGATATGAAAGAAAACTTACTCCATATTAAAGACTTGGTTAAACAAGCTGTTGCTCATTCAGTTTATAGAGTTAGACCTAATGGAAGAGTCTATGAAGGTGAATTTGAAATAGCTGCTGATGAAGATGAATTAGTGAAGTTCTTAGCAGATGAAGATAACCAAGACCAATTGTTAGTTTTAGAAGGTAAATTGAAAGGTAAAAAAATAGCTGCAATATGATCCCAGTAGATAGTTTATTATATAAGATTGATCAGAAACTAAATAAACTATCCACTAATGAGCATCAAGAGATTCCTGTAGAAGATAAGATCTTAGCATTGAATGAAGCTCAAATTAAGCTGATAAAGCAAAAGGTTGATGGGTTTAGTACAGTTTCTGGATTAGGTATGGATGCGTTTAAGAAGCGTTACGAAGACTTACAAAGTCTTGTACAGCCCTACAACCACCAACCTCTTCCCCTAGCATTGAAGAATGCTGAACTAAATCAATGGTTTGCAAATATCCATCTTCTTGTACCTCAATACATGTTCTATATAGATAGTTATATATTAGCTGATAAAGGAAGATGTATAGATAGAAAGGTTTGGATTAATAGAGATCTTGCTAAGCATGGTGACTTACAGTTTTGCTTAAACAACACTCACTATAGACCTTCTTTTGAATACCAAGAGACATTCAACTTTATATCTTCTGATGAGATCTCTATATTTACAGATGGTACATTTACACCTAAGGATATATATATATCTTACATGAGATATCCTCAATATATAAATAAGACAGGATATATCATGCTTGATGGCTTACCATCTTTTGATCAGGATTGTGAACTTGAACTATACCTAGAAGATGAACTATTAGATCTGACAGTACAAAACTTGGCTATGTATACAGAAAACCAAAGTGCTGTTCAAAGCTCAATTTATAGAATACAAACAAACGAATAATTTTTAACAATTAAATATAAAGCAAAATGGCTGATTTTTCCCTAACCACGCTCTTTGTTGTACCAGTAGGAAACACATTACCTAGCTCTGGATCAACACAAGACTTAACAGCAGGTCAAGTAGGAATATTCCTAAGTGACTATAGTGTTGCCACAGCTGGTAACATTGCTGGTTCCCCTTACTTTTATGTAGCTCAAGGTAGAACAAACACGTATTTACAAGGTTCTAAGCGTTCAGACAAAATCTCTGGATGTCCTGGTGGATCTTCTTGTAAGACAAACGTAACTGAATGGTACAAGTCTAATGGCTGTGCTACTGTTGTAAACCAAGTAACTGATGTAGTTGATTTCACTGTAAAATGTGGTGAAATTGTTACATTAACTTTACGTGGTTTCTCTAGCTACTTAAACACATTGTACTTCAATGGTTTCACTCGTAGTGTAACTGTTAATGCACCTTGTTGTGATTGTGGTGGAGATCCTTGTACAGATGTAGATGTTCCAGCTTTGATTGATTCATTAATCATCAAGTTAGAGGAGCATGCACCTGGTGATAACCCAGACAACATTTATTTGACTCAGTTCTATCAGTTCCAAAGAATTGGTAACGATTCATCTGCGTTGTTACGTATCACTGGTAAACCTTTGACTGCTTATGGACAACCTTGTGACGTTGCTGCATTCCCTTGGGAGTATGACAGATTCTACTTTAGAACTTTCATCTTCTCTGGTCCAGCTACAACTGCTGACTTTATTGTTGACGATCCTTGTAACAGAGTTGCTCAACCTGTAATCACTCAACGTTCTAACTATCCTGCTGGTACTTCTGCTGAGGTTCAACAATTAGAAAAGAACTTCTATAGCTACCAAGCTGGTTACTTAAAGCATTTATACAGAATGAATGGTTACAACGAGAACTTTGAGTCTTGGGTAACTGATGGTACAATCTATGATTTGTATTACATCAAATTCAATGAGTATGATAAATCTGCTTACCAATGGGGTGATTACATCATGGAAGATTCAACTGTAATCATTGCTGTTCCTAACAACCAAACAACTGCTATCGAAGCTATCTTAGAAGCTGGTTTAGGAACTGTTGCAGGTGACACAACTTGTCTTACTACTACTAGTACTACAACTACTGTATGGCCTAGCACTTCAACAACAACTACTTTGATCCCTTAAGGAAAAAGGTAGCATCATATTAACCTATGCCAGAGGGTGAGAGGATATCTCAAATCCTCTGGCATTTTTATTAAAAAAAATCATGACATTAGATTTTTTAGTAATTAATACTTACACCACTGAGACATTAGCAATAGCTGATACTTCTGTATATGATACAGATCCACCAGTTGTTAGTGCTCCCACTATGCAAATCACTGTACCTGGTTACACTTCTCCTGTTGCTATTCCTTTTAATGTTCAACAAATAAATACTTATAACTCAATTATATTGGGTTTAACTGTTTTTCCTGATACAGCTCCTTTACCTGATGGTGTGTATTTCATGAAATATTCAGTTGCTCCCTCTACTGTAAACTATGTAGAAAAAAACATAATGCGTACAGCAGTTATACAAGAAAAGTTTGACAGTGCATTTATGAAACTTGACATGATGGAATGTGACTCAGCTATTAGAACCCAATCAAAAGTGGTTTTAAGCAGCATAAACTTTATGATTCAAGGCTCCATAGCAGCAGCTAATAACTGTGCTATTGATACAGCCAACAAATTATACATGCAAGCTAACAGACAATTAGATTATTTTATTGCAAACCAATGTGGTTGTACAGGAAACAACTATATAATTAATTTTCCTTAATATGGCAAACTGTAGAGACTGTGGCATGAAGGTAGGATGTGGCTGTCAATTAATTAATGGCCTATGTTCAGCATGCAACAATAAACTTAAAACTGCTACAAATAGAATAAAAAATGTTATCACCAAGATTAACAAATTGTGTAATCAATGGTAGTATTCCAGCTACATTGACAAGAATTGATGAAAGACTGACTTACTGGGCAAATCGCCAGTATAACAATATTATATTCTCTATGAATAATTGTATTCCTGGAGAAGTAATTGATGATCTATTAACTTACAAACAAATATTAACATACAGACTTTGTAACACAACCTATGCTATGGTATGTGGTGTTCCTACTGATTCTCAGATTATAAGTAGAGTTATAGTGTTAATTAATAAATAAATTATAAAATGCCAGAAGATACCACTACTACTAGCACTACAAGTACAACTTCTACCATTACAACAACAAGACCTTGTGATGCCTGTTATAATGGATGTGTACAAATTGTATCTGATCAATGTGTTAGATATACAGGTCTTGACAGCATCCCTTTAGATATAACATATGGAGATAACCTTCAACTTGTATTAGATAATATAATTACTAACTTAGTTCCTCTCTTAACTGGAGAAGGAGATAAGATTCTTATATTAGAAAGCATACGTTGTGCAATTGTAAATGGTTATTTACCTACTCCAAGTGAAGCAAATACTTGGACATCTGCACAGTTGTTTAATGCTTTAGTACAAGTAGTTTGTGATTTACAAACTCAGATTGATGCAGTTGATGCTGAAATAGCTATACTAAATGCTAACTATGATATTGATTGTTTGACTGGTGTAACAACTAGCTCAGATACGCATGCTATTGTCCAAGCTATTATAACAAGATTATGTGATACTATAGCTGATCTTGCTGCTCTTGAACTTGATGTAGCTACAAACTATGTTAAACTATCAGACCTTGATGCTTTGATAGCAGCTTATTTAGCTAGTCAAGCAGGAAGTGGAGCTACAC